GTTAGTATATGTTCACTGATTTCTATATATTCAAATAAAGATTCTCGCGTCGGCTCCTCCACTCCCTTTTCGTTGTGTTCTTTGATTAACCACAGCGCGGCCGCATATCGACCGACCATTGACTTGCCTCCTGGCACCTTCTCCAGGAGTTTCTTCAATTTCAAAATCATTAGATCAAATTTGCCGAACGCCTTACGCATCTTGATTTCACGGTTGCGTTCTTGCTTGTCAATCAAAATATTACCGTCTTCGTCAATAATACCTAGGTCATATGCTTCCCAATCCTCAAAAGGCGTTGCGAGCCTCTTGATGAACTGATAAACCATAAAAATGTCAACTACACCAGACATTAGATTTTCTTTAGCTCCTTGACGATGAACGGATCCATCGGTATATATTCTGTGTGTATTATCCTATCTTCATATTGTACCAATTCAGGTAAGTAGTTCAAGAACAATAGAAAAGGTTTCAGGTAGTGGTGATAACCTTTCAGTTTGTAGAACAACATATTCGTTGTCGGCAAACCGAAACAATTATACAACACAATTAGGTGGTTGAGAATCAATCTGGTACGAAGTTCGTCGTCTTCGTCATATCGCTTCAAAAGCCGCTTCAGATATTGAAACCTCTTGATATCTTCCGAGAATTCCTCCTCCGAAGCGGACCTTTTCATATCGTAGTATTTACCAGCGTATATGATAAAATTGTCTTCATCCAGCCTCATAATATATTACTCTATTAACTGTCTGCTACGGTTGCGTCTTCAATCGTTGTGTTCGCATCCATACCAAGGTCGCCTGCGTCAACCGCTGCCACCTTCATAGGTACCAATGTTTCCACCTTGTGACGCGTGTTACCGTCGCTGTCAGTATATGTGTTGTATGTATTCCAACCGGGCGTCTTGATACCCTTTGCGCGGTTAGAAGCAACCTGTGCTTCCGTTTCGTCAACGAAATACATATTTGATGTTTCGGTAGCAGTCGCGTTCTTAGGTGCGTCTGCGCTTGTGTCTGCTTTTCCCCAAAGAGCCATTAGCTTTTCTCCCCTAGTTTTCTTTTGAGTTCTTTGATCATATTGCTTTTTGTTTGGCGCCGATCAAGGTTTATGTTGTGTTCGTGTCTCGCCCAGATATCCAAGTCCAACTTTGTCATATCACTAAAATCAGGTAGGTCTAAAGATTCGTAATATGTTTTTGTAGGTGTTGGCGCAGGCGGTCTTTCAGTGATTGTGGTTGGCCGTTTTACCAACGGCTTCTCCACTTTCTCACCAAAAAACAGTCGTTTCAGCCATTCAATCATTTTTTATTCCTTCTGTACTTTTCGGCACGCTTCTTGCGTTCTTCGTCACTATTTACCGTAATAGTACCCATACGCGTGTCTTCGCCTTCTACCATAGATTCGAGGGCTTCTTTGACCTTTTGAATAGAATTTGAAATAGCCTTACGGCGCTTCTTCAAGTACTTATCGGAATCATCGGAGTCACCATCGTTGTCAATATCATCGTCACCCTTACCAACGGGATCCATACCTTCACCATCGTCATCCTTTTTGGTGACAGGCGCTTTCTTGGCTTCATCATCTTTTTTCTTTTTGGCTTCATACAACTCAGTTTCTTCGGTCTTCATACTCGCCAACTTGCGTTCTGTGTCAACGCCATATTCTTTCTTGCCATCATCAGTCCCGTAACGGTGACCCGGCTTCAGTTTCTTTGCGGTTGCCATATCCTTGTATCTGCCAACAAGGTTACCTTTCTTGTCAAATGCAAGTACAGCTTTGCCTTCGGACAGGTCTTGCCCGTAATTTGCTACAGACTGTATAGCTTCTAGTATTGATTTTACCATTGTGGTTCTCCCCTTTTTCTTGTTATATTTATAAGAATGATCAATCGTCTTTGTTGTATAGACCTGTCAGCTTCTTTTGAATCCACATTGCCCAAGCAGGCTGTGGAAGGTTCCAACCAATGAATAGGCCTACAATTACCCAGAAAATAATGTCTGTCATATCTTTCTCCTTGTTAGTACCGTATGACTTTGTTCGGTGTTCTAAAGTTTTTCTTTCTCATAACAGTTTTCATCACAACATCAAAGTCATCCTCTCTCGAATCGTACTTGACCACAATCGGTATGTTGAGGTCGTTTTGTATGTCTTTTATGACGGCCTCGGCGCCCGCAACCGACTTGATGGACTTACCCTGATTTCGGTAAATCTTTTTGATGAAGTCTGCTAACTCCTGCATACGGATACACGGATCATTTCGGTCATCGCTCATACGATCACCAAAGTGTCGTGTGAAGTTGAAGTCAATACCAAACTTCTCAAACATACGGTCCACAAACTTCTCAAACGCCTGAATCTGTTTGTATCCAACAAGATCACATTGTTCTTCTAGGTGTTGCTTGAACGATTTCATTGTTTCGGCGTGTCTTTTTTAAACTTGTTTTTCAGTTTGTCGGTGCCCCATTCGCCCGCACCTTTCTTGCCGTCAAGTTTTCCCATTGACGCGGTGCTTTTACAGTTGGGGTCACCAAGTTTTTTCTGTTCAAGGAACTGTTTGAATGTCTTCATTGGATGTACATATTCAATTCGTAACGGCCTTCGTCATAATACACTTGCATATGTAGTCGGCGGGCCGGTTTCGTTTCTTTGCCATTCTTCATCAGGTCGATGGTGTAAGAATTTGTCTTACCTCGCCCGGGCTTACGGGGCCCCATCGCAACCTTGCGGTCCCATTCTTCATCATCTACTTCGTATCCGCGCTTCTCCACAACGGAACGAGCGTGTTGTACCGCAGACGAAAAGGTCTTGTGACTGATGGTGTAACCGTCTTTGGATTCCTTGGTCACGATGCCATTGTACCCATCCTTTTTCAAGTCGGAAAGGAACTTGTCGGCATCTTTCTTGTCGTCATATCGGGCAACAGAAATCTTACCACCTTTTGACTTAGCGTATTTCACTGCATATGATTCGTTGGGTCCGTATCCCTTCGGTGTCACATCCTTTGATGTATACTTGACCTTTTTCTTAGACAAACGCTTTTTTGATTCGTCTGTCCAGTCACCGTCGTCTTTGACCAACTTCGCCAAATGCGACGGCAATTTTTTCTTACCTTCATCCATAATGTGTTGTTTCTTCATAGTCTCTTTTGCGCGGATCATTGCTGCCGCTTTCTGAATCACATCCTTAGCATCTTTCTTTTTCGGCGCATTCGTCACCTTATAAGCGAGTTTCCTTTGACGCAAAGAAGTCGCCTCGGTTTGTTGACCTCGCTGTGATTTTATCCAATCCTGTACCAAACGGTTTGTAGGCGTTTTCTTCGCCCACTTCATAATACCTTTATACGTTCTCATAACATCTCTATTATAATCAGAACCTTCGGAGTTGTCAATCAGATAGAGCTGGTTACCAAACATTGACTGGAAAGTACCTTTGTTGTCTTGAACGATCTTCCACATCTTACTAACTTCTTTGTCGGGCAGACTGCGTTCTCTCATACGATTACGTACCAAAGCGGTGTCTTGGCTGGTATTGACAAAGATCATAGCGGTTTCGTATCCAAGGTCTTTGAACATCTTCGCTTGTTTGGCAATCTTGGTTGGATCTTTACCTGTGCCATCTACCACGATACCTAGACGGCCGCGTAGATATTGCTGCATCTGTGTCTGACTCTTTTGTTTTGCGCGGTTACGAATAGATTGCCCTTTGTCACTGAAAATGTTCTCTGGTGTCAATGGCATTTTAGCCTTTTTCATATCAGCTTCGTAAATATCATCACTGTTCACAATACGGAAACCAAGAGCGGTCAACGCGGTTTTACCTACGATGAATGACTTACCAGATCCCGGTCCACCCGCAAGGAAAACAACCTTGAAAATCGCTGGATCGTTTACGCCTTCTTCAAGAGTTTCTTCATCCATTTCTCGGTACTTGCGTTCCAGTTCACGCCCCGACAGTCCAACATTGTATTGCCTTGCGATTTCAAATGCCGCATTACCGATACGAATCCTGTCTCCTTTTGATTTGACCAATTTATCAAGTGCGTTCAACGCCATTTTTTGCTTGCGTTCAACTTCACTGGAATTTGCTCGGTCACGAGCTTTTTCTAGTTCTTTTTTAGAAGCATTGCGAAGTTTTACTCTACTTTTACCCAAAAGCCCGCGATATTCAAGGTATAGGTCTTCATCCAGTTCACGCGCATACCCACCCGAGATAAACGAATTGACGCGATCATACGCATA